ACCGACTGTGACCACATTTATAACGGGATGGGTATGAGTATTAAAAATGTGGTAGGAACGTAAATTTTTTAAAGGAGTAACAGCAAGTTGCCTAGGCTGCCATAAAGCCCAGAAAGTGAGTTGCCGATCACCCCTTTAAAGCCTCTAAAAATTAAAAATATAATTAGTAGAAAAGGGATCTAGCCAAAATAGACTAGACCCCTCTCTTTTACACTAATATTTAGATTACTAAGGCGTTACATACTAAGACGATCTGCCATGTTCAAATAATTTGCGCGCTCATCTTCAGATCTGGCGTTTCTTGCTTTCATCCGAAGATTATTAATCATGTCTTCTTTGTCATACTGACTATTACCGGAAGGCATACCATCGCGACTTGTATATCGTCCCATAGCGTCGCGTCCTCTAGCGCCCGAGTAATCTCGATAAGAATTGTAAGCTCTTGTATTAGCATAATCATCCATGCCGCCTCTAGCATACTCGTTAGTATAAGTATTAGCATATGCTCCCGAATATCCTTCCATCTCTGCATTACGCATAGCTTCAATGGTTGTAATGTCTTTAATAACATCAACCATCTTGTAAATGGAATCAACTTCGGCTATAGTAAGCTCATCCTTATTACAAAGCTTCTTCAATTCTTCTTCAAATTTGTCATTAATGCCATATAAAATCTTCATTTTTATTTTTTCCTCCTTAAGCTTTTCTTTCTATGGACAAACTGCCATCGATGATGTTGATACTGGGCGTCGGAGTTGTAGTTCCATCTACGACACCGGAAACATACATAGCAGATACTGTAAAGCAACATCCGTTTGGAACATCGATTATAGTTCTACTTGTAACATTTCCATATTCATCAACTGCCGCTGGAGTAAAAATACTTCTACTTCCTACTTGCGATTCGCCAGAAACGGTTATAGCAACTGCTATAGGCGATACTGCTCCTCCAGTTGGAATAGCAATATTGCCAGTAAATTCTACTTCGTATCTAGCAAAACGATTATTACATTTACCTTTTAGAATAAAAATACCAGACCCGCTCTGGTGATAAACATTACCATTAGGGCATGATATAGAATCAAGAAATGGAATCGGTGTATTTAAGAGCACTGTTTCCACTGTATCTCTTGTTAAATATTCTGCCATATTATCACCTCACATTACATTCCGCAACCGCATCCCTGGTTCCCCTGATTGCATGTAAAGATCGGAGTTCTACCATAAACCGGCTCACTAGGAACCGGGCAATTAGAAAGACGGTTGTAAAGAGCATCAACCTCATCGGAGAAGCCCTTCTGAATAAATGCATTCTGTGCCGCCTGAGAAGCTGCAAAGTTTGCCATTGTGAGCTGTCTCTCAAGATCAGCAATCTTCTCATTCTTGGCATCGATCTTATCGTTGCAAAGCTGATCGAGAATACGCTGTGTAGAGGCTGTCTGTGTAGCAATAATATCACGAACACCATTATTTACTGCCTGACGATCAGAGCATGCTTCACGAGCAATATCAGATCCAAGATTTGCTTCAGCAAGTCTATTTTCGCAGCAGCACTGAGCAAGCTGGGATGCAATATTGTTGAATCCCTGATTTACAGCCTGAGCATTTGCGAAATTCTGATTCATGGCATCCATGGTTCTATTGCAGTTTGCAATTTCTGCATTAGAGAATCCACTTGTGATAGCGTTCTGAATATTTGACAACTGACTAGCGGTAGCTGCAGAATCGAAACCACGGTTTACATCATTCTGCGTAGCAGTATTCCACATATACGGAAGTACGCCATTATTACCGCAATTACCACCATAAGAGTTTCCATTACCCCAACCATTTCCGGCAAGCAAAAGCAGCAGAATAATCCATGCCCAATCTCCGCCGAAACAGCTGTTACCAAAACCGCCAGCATTTCCACCATTATACATTGGTGTAACCGGCATTACCATGTTACTTGTGTCATTAGAAATCATACCTAATTTCTCCTTCAAAAATAATTTTTATTCCATCGTTGCGCAACCAATAGAATCGAAAATAGAACTGGGCGACTTAACGCCTTAGTAAATTTTGAATGTTAGGATTGTCTTTCATTTGCATAATATTATTAACTTGTTGCTGTGAAACTTGATTCGTGTTCAATAAATATTGCAAAATCTGATTCGGGTCACTTAAATTTGTAGGTATATTAAATCGTTGAGAAAGCATAGCTAATGGATTCTGTTTAAATTGCATGAGCATGTTTTCAAAACTATTATTAGGTTGTAGCTGTTGGTAAATCGGACTTGGCATCAGTTCGTTCCTTTCTCTACTTCCTTAGACGGTACTTTGTTGTATCGATACTTTTTAAATTCGGTTTTCATTTCCTCTTTAAAACTATCGAACTCATGTTTTGTTACGTAATCAGTATTTACTGAAGAATTAACTTTTTCATCCTCCTTAGGTTTACTAACTCGTTCTGTATAATCGAATATACGCAATGGAAGAGGCATTCCGCTTTGGTCAGTACTCTTTATGTACATTACTGGATTCTCACTATCCATTAAAAGAACAGATTGCCCAGCACCAACAGGAAATGACTTAGCAGCATTTTCACCCTGAACCCAAGTGATTCCTGAGTTATTCTGCTGATTCGCATTAGCCTGCATTTGAGGAGCCATGTATTGCGGTTGATAAAATTGTGGAATGTAGTTATTGTAAGCCATTTAAGGATACCGTCTCTTTCGTAAAATAATAAATAGGAACCTCTCGTCCGCTGTCCCATGTGTCATGGTAGTCGCCATCTATGCATGTAACAACGTGAGATCCTGTTGCCAAAACGAATAAACCTTTTGGATGGTCTTCACAGAAATCACTTACTGTGTAACAATCCGGGCATTCGTTTGGAATAATGTAAGCTTTAAATCCTTGAGCCTTCAAATATGATGACCATATCGCGTTTGAAGATGGCATATCCTTAAGTTCGTAACCTTTTTCAGTTACGCCAAGGTATGTATCATCCCAATCTTGGTTCAAAGCAAGAGATAATGCTCTAACAACGCAGTCACCAACTAAATTAGACCTTGGATTTGGGTTGTAATACTTCCAACTCATATAAAGTTCCGTGAATTTACCTCGCTCTCTGTCTGGAATTTTTGGTCAACTTTGCCGGAATTAATCCCCCGGAGAATTTTTTAAGAGGCCGGCGATGTGGGAGGGGCGTCTTTCACGCGAACCCCCTCCCGGTACCCCTATTTATTTTTATAGGGTGGGCTTTTTACGTGGCGACTATTATAAAAATTAGGGTACTGGTCAAAAATCAATGACAAAATTAGGGAACAAAAAAAAAAGAATTACAAAACTTTTAAGCTTTTCAAAATAGTTTCTAAACTTTTTGGAAGTTTAATGAAAAGTAAAACACAAACAAATAAAAATTAACGTTTGTTTGGTGGTAAAACTTTTATAAACTTGCCAGTAAAATTAAGTTTACAGATGGAATCTATTGCTTCTTCAATTGCAATTGCATTGTCTTCATCACTGATTGACTCAGATGAATTACAAACGCGAGCTAATAAAGATTCACAAAAGTAACCATGATCTTCATCGAAACGTTTCCAATCGGCGTATTGTTTTTCGTCATAGGGGTCAAAAGGATTGTCTATGGTGCTTAACATACAATCATGGGCATTGTTTTCCATTTATGGCTCACCTCCATTTTTTCATTCATCTGTATTTTTGCTTTCAGCTTTAATTCTACTAATTGTAGAAGTCGAGACCCCAAACTGAGCGGCGACATCGGCAATTGTATAACCATTTCCCAACAATGACAGAATTCTTGCTTTTTTTGCAGAAGACAATGCCACTTTTGAACCACGACTCTTTGGTAAAGCATATTCTTTTATTTTATCCAAATCTGTGTTATTCAATATTCTATCAACCAGAGTAGAAGATATCGCATGCGCTTGTATTGCGTCCCATTCTTTTTCTGTTATTTCTACTTTTGATTTTTTAGCTTTATAACGAGTTCTTCCTGTTGCTAAAGCTTGTGTTTTTATCTTCTTTTTGTCTTCATTGGTCATGTTTGGATTGTCAAGGCGTTTTGAACGGTAAACAGCGTTCGCGTACACCTGCGCCATTCGTTCTCTTGGAGCATTAGATTCAGAATCACGAAGTTTATTTTTCAACGATTCAATCTCTTTCTCATAAAGTTTAGCGGCGGAAGATGAATAGGGGGTTGCTTTTATGGCATAGGCCTCTTTCCTAGCGGTATTGGCTAGTGCTTTTAAAGAGTTTGCATAGTCCGCGTATACACTTTCTATCTTAGTAGTGGTACCTGGATAATTAGACGTGAGCTCGTATGCATCCTTGGCCATGTCCATTTTTGTTGTTTTCATTTTAGCTTCCACAACGTTTCCATTTTTGTCCACATAAGTTCTGTAAGTAGGAACATATTTTGGAGCCCCTGTCTCTGGATCAATGCCTCTTTCTTTTCTTTCATCAATCCGGGTTTCAGAACTAGCTTTTGAAATTATTGTAGAAGCCCCGCCTGCATGCCCTGTATTAGGATTCATTTGATATTTTCTTATTAATTCTGATATTCCATTTTCTTCATAAGACCTTTTG